ATCACGGCGTTCGTGCTTGTTTTTCCGCCGACCGACGAAGACGAAAAGTACATCGTTCTTCCGTACTTCTGGATTCCTGAAGAAAACCTTCCTATTCGTGTCAACCGTGACCACGTCCCCTACGATGTATGGGAACGACAAGGCTTCCTGCAAACGACCGAAGGTAACGTCATCCATTACGGTTTTATCGAGCAGTTCATCGAAAAACTCGGTGAGCGGTTCAATATCCGCGAGATTGCTTTCGACCGTTGGGGCGCGGTGCAGATGGTTCAGAACCTCGAAGGTATGGGCTTTACGGTTGTTCCCTTCGGGCAGGGCTTTAAAGATATGTCTCCGCCGACGAAAGAACTGATGAACCTGGTTCTCGGCGAGAATATCTCGCACGGCGGTCACCCGGTTCTTCGGTGGATGATGGATAACATCTTCATCCGAACCGACCCGGCGGGAAATATCAAGCCGGACAAAGAAAAATCTACCGAGAAGATTGACGGTGCCGTTGCCACCATTATGGCGCTCGACCGGGCAATCCGCTGCGGAAACGATACAAGCGAGTCCGTGTACGACACACGAGGCTTGCTTTTTATTTGAGGAGGAACAATGAGTACATTACCAAATCCCGAAAGCCGAAACGAGCAATATCTACAATTCCTGGCTACCGGTTCCGGCACTCTCCCGGAAAAGCCGGAAAGCCGAATCGAAGAATACCTCGCTTACCTCTGCGAACACGGCGGTGGCGGTTCATCTGCTGAATTCGTCATCACCTACGATGACGGCACGACCGAAACCATCAAGGTCAAAACGGAGGGCTGATATGGAGTACTCCAAAATCTCCGAACTGACCATCAAAGGAAAATCCGTCCGAAGCCTTGCGAAAGACGGAAAAGAGTTCTGGGGCAAACATCACCTTCCCCTGGCTTATCAAGAAGTGGAATATCTCGGTGGAAGCGGAACGCAATTCATCAATACCGGGCTGACTTTCCCAAATGTGGATGCCTTTAAAATCAAGGCTTCGTTTAATGAGGTTTCGTCAAATCAGTATATCGCCGGACTCCGCGATGACGGAAATACCGCCATTGGTTTCGGGGTATGTTTCTCCGCCCGTGGGGGATTGACATATTACCCTCGATTGTGGCGGGAAAATGCCATAGCGTATTCGGCAAGAGCCGGAGAAATCTTCACCGTATTCACAAAAATCTCTACAACGGATGGTTTTTTCTCTGTAAACGATACGGTACGAGACCACTTCAACATCGCCAAAATCAACGCGCAAAAAACAGTATACCTATTTGCGTTAAACGGTAGCGGCGGTGAGTATCAGATGAATGGAAAAATCTACGAAGCGGAAGCCTATTTGAATGATACGCTGATTCATTTGTTCCTTCCGTGCTACCGAAAGTCGGATAATGAACCGGGTCTTTTTGATACGGTGACAAGAACATTTTTCACCAATGCCGGAACCGGCGCGTTCACCGTCGGTCCCGCAGTATAAGGAGGTCATATGGGATTCTTTTCAAAACTACGGGCGAGAGATAAGCCTCAAAACAGCACCGCCGGAAGCGGTTACACCTTCTTTATGGGTGGCTCTACCGCCGGTAAAGCGGTCACGGAACGCTCCGCTATGCAGATGACGGCGGTGTATTCCTGCGTCCGTATCCTTTCGGAAGCGGTGGCAGGTCTTCCGCTCCACCTTTACCAATACACCGAAGACGGCGGAAAAGAAAAAGCCGTAAACCATCCGCTCTACCGAATTCTCCACGACGAGCCGAACCCGGAAATGAGTTCTTTCGTCTTCAGGGAAACCTTGATGACACATCTGCTCCTCTGGGGTAATGCCTACGCGCAAATCATCCGAAACGGCAAAGGCGAGGTCATCGCCCTCTATCCTTTGATGCCTAACAAGATGACCGTGGACAGAGATGAAAAGGGTCAACTTTATTACAATTATCAAAGGTCGAATGACGAAGCCCTGAAAAACTCCGGCACCGTGCTTTTACGGCCGTCGGACGTGCTTCATATTCCCGGACTCGGCTTTGACGGATTGGTGGGCTATTCGCCTATCGCTATGGCGAAAAACGCCATCGGTCTTGCCATTGCCACCGAGGAGTACGGAGCCAAGTTCTTTGCCAACGGCGCAGCGCCTTCGGGTGTTTTGGAACATCCGGGGACGATTAAAGACCCCACCAAGGTGCGCGAAGCCTGGATGAGTCAGTTCGGCGGCTCCTCCAATTCCGGCAAAGTCGCGGTTCTGGAAGAAGGAATGAAGTACACGCCGATTTCCATTTCCCCGGAACAGGCGCAATTCCTCGAAACGAGGAAGTTTCAAATCAATGAAATCGCTCGAATTTTCCGAGTCCCTCCGCATATGGTCGGAGATCTGGAAAAGTCGAGCTTTTCTAATATTGAGCAGCAATCCCTGGAGTTCGTGAAGTACACGCTCGATCCTTGGGTCATCCGTTGGGAGCAATCCATTATGCGAACGCTCCTCACCGATGAGGAAAAAAAGAAACTGTACGTCAAGTTCAACGTTGAGGGGCTGCTCCGAGGTGATTACGCAAGCCGTATGAACGGCTATGCGGTGGCAAGACAAAACGGATGGATGTCCGCCAATGATATCCGTGAACTGGAAAACCTCGACAAAATACCGGCAGAGGAAGGCGGAGACCTCTACCTCATCAATGGCAATATGCTCCCGCTTGGAAATGCGGGTGCTTTTGCAAATACCGATCACACCGATGACGGAAAGGAGGAAAACACCGATGAAAGCAACGAAACCGATGAAGTTCTGGGCGTGGAAGAATCAGGCGGAAACCGACGAAAACGCTCCGGCAGAACGGGTGCTTGAACTGTTCGGCACAATTGCCGAGCAGTCGTGGTTTGACGATGACATCACCCCGGCGATGTTCCGCGACGAACTCTTCGCGGGCGACGGACCCATTACGGTATGGATCAACTCTCCCGGAGGCGACTGTATCGCGGCAAGTCAGATCTACACGATGCTGATGGATTACAAAGGCAGCGTGACGGTCAAAATCGACGGCATCGCAGCATCGGCGGCATCCGTCATCGCAATGGCGGGTACGACCGTCTTGATGGCACCGACCGCACTTCTTATGATCCACAACCCTGCGACCATCGCGGCGGGCGACCACAACGATATGCAGAAAGCCATCGAAATGCTCGACGAAGTCAAAGAAAGCATCATCAACGCCTACGAACTGAAAACCGGGCAATCGAGAGCGAAACTCTCGCACCTGATGGAAGCGGAAACCTGGATGAACGCCGCAAAGGCGGTCGAACTCGGATTTGCCGACGGCATTCTCGAAGACGAGAAAAAAGTGGCACCGACGAATGGTTACACCTATTCCAAAAAGGCCGTCGAAAACGCTCTGCTCAACAAAATTGCGGACACGATGCCCGCAAAACCCACCGGGCGTTCGGTTGACGAACTCAAAGAACGCCTCACCCACATCAAAAATTACATTTAACGGAGGAAAATGAAATGACCATTACCGAACTTCGCGCAAAACGCGCAAAAATGATGGAGGCTATGAACGCCTTCCTCGACACCAACAGAACCGACAAAGGCACCCTGGATGCGGAAGCCGATGCCGCCTACGCCAAGATGGAGCAGGATTTTTCCGCTCTCACCAACGAAATCCGCCGTATGGAGCGTCTTGAGGAGATGGAAGCGGAACTCCAGAAGCCCGTCAACACCCCCATCACCGAAAAGCCGATGAACGGCAAGGAAGAGCCGAAGAAAACCGGTCGCTTCTCCGACGAGTACAAGGCGGCCGTGCTGAAGGCGCTCCGTACCAACTTCCGTCAGCTTGAAAACGTTCTCTCCGAGGGCGTTGACGAAAACGGCGGCTACCTCGTTCCCGACGAATATGACCATCGCCTCATCGACGGTCTTACCGCCGAAAACGTCATCCGTGGTCTCGCAACCGTCATCAAGACGAGTGGCGAACACAAAATCAACATCGCGGCTACCAAACCCGCCGCAGCGTGGATTGAGGAAGGCGAAGCCCTCACCTTTGGTGATGCCACCTTCGACCAGATCATCCTCGATGCGCACAAACTGCACGTGGCTGTCAAGGTCACCGAGGAACTTCTCTACGACAACGCCTTCAAACTTGAGGACTACCTCATCAAGGCGTTCTACAAGGCTCTCGCCAATGCCGAAGAGAATGCTTTCCTGAACGGCGACGGCGACGGTCAGCCTCTCGGCATCCTTGCCGCAACCGGCGGCGCACAGATTGGCGTAACCGCTGCTTCCGCAACCGCCATCACCGCAGACGAAGTCATCAATCTCGTCTACTCCCTCAAGCGTCCCTACCGCAAGAACGCGGTGTTCATCCTCAACGACCAGACCGTCGCGGCTATCCGCAAACTCAAGGACGGCAGCGGACAGTATCTCTGGCAGCCCGCCCTCGTTGCCAACGAGCCGGACAAGATTCTCGGCTACCCCGTGTATACCTCCGAGTATATGCCCACCGCCGAGTCCGGCGCAAAGACCATTGTCTTCGGTGACCTTTCCTACTACAACATCGGCGACAGAGGCGTCCGTTCCTTTGCGGAACTCAAGGAACTCTTCGCAGGCAACGGCATGGTCGGTTTCGTGGCGAAGGAGCGCGTCGACGGCAAACTCGTGCTTCCCGAAGCCATCAAGGTGCTTCAGCAGAAGACCGCCAACTAAGGAGGCGTTTCTATGAGTTACAACGCCAAGAACTACACCGAGCAAGGTGGCGAAGTCACCCATTTCGGTGGCAGAGTCATTTTCGATGAGGGGTGTTCCATTGAGG